AGGCAACTACGTTTTCGGACCTAAACCCGTGGCCCCAACTCCTCGCGACGTGGGGACTTTCACTGAGGCCATCGTCCGGCAGAAGATGGGACTCCTCCAAGCCAAGCTGGGGAATAGCAATCTCCTAGCGTTGGATGCTTTGGGCGCAGAGTTCCAGAAACTCAGCGACTCCAATCTTCAGACGTTGGTCGATGCCGGACGCCTGAGCAATGCCGACCGCGCTACCATCAAAGCGGACAACGATTTCTACGCACCTTTCAAGGTGATGAAGTACATGAGTGCCGTCGAAGGGGTCAAGGGTACTGGTCGGGCCATCGACACCTCGGTCTCGGTCATCAAGGCCATCAAGGGAATCAAAGACGAGGACATCCAACTGGGGGACATCATGCTCGCGATGGGTGAGAACACCCTGAGAACGCATGTCTTGGCGGAGAAGAACCGCGTCATGCTGGCTCTCGCAGCCCTTGCCGATGCCGACCCCACGGGGAAATACATTCAGCGAGTCGCGCCCCATAAGAGCCCCCCTTCGGGTTTCGTCGGCGTGAACTACATGAAGGACGGGAGTAAACTGGAGCTGGCAGTTTTGGAGCCCGTGGCCCGAGCGGTGAAAGGCTTGAACGAACAGCAACTTGGCGTCGTTGGAGCGGCACTTAAAAACTCCGCCGCAGTTTTCCGGTTGGGCACGGTGGGTGCCAACATTGGGTTCCAGCTCGTCAACTCCGTCAAGGACCAGAAGAGGTTCGCAGAGTTATCCAAGTACGGGTTCACAAGCGTGGCCGATCTCTACCGATACCCAATGGATTTCGCTGAGGCGGCTATCTCTTCGTGGAAGTCCAATATCTTAGGTAAGAAAAACCAACTGGCCTTGGACTTTATGAAGAGCGGGTCAGCTGGCTCGACCATTGCCGAGACTCTGGCACCCTCGGCTTTCAGACCTCAAGCCTCTGTCTTCAACCCTCTTTCGTATGGCATAGAGTGGTCAGCAAGAATTGGAAAGGGCATCGAGGAGACCACCAAGATCATGGGCTACAAACGTGGAGCCCGACTGGAAGGTCTGGAAAAACTCACCGGGACTGACCGTCAAAAAGCTTTGGACCGGATAGCGTATGAAGTTAGGAACTACGCAGGTAGTCCCGATTTCAACAAACATGGCACTATCGGTTTGCAGATGAACATCCTGTTCATGTTCGCCAATGCCCGTATGCAGGGCGTGGCTGCCGACATGCGCCGCTTGTCGGGCCGGACCGGAGGACGCGAAGCGGTATCGGCGATGGGTCGTCTGGCTGTTGGGACTGGCCTGCCTACGCTCGCACTCTGGTACTACAATCAGCAGGGGGACAACCTGACCGACTACGAAGCCCTCTCCAAACGGGAGAAGACGAATAACTGGATGATCCCGCAATACGGCGCGGATGGGAAGCCCCTCTACTTCATCAACGAAGAGGGGTACCGGAAACGTGAATACATCAAACTCCCCAAGACAGATATTCTGGCCCAAACCGCCTTGATTACCGAGGGCATGTTGAACTTTGCGAAGGACCAAGATCCTAAAGCTGCCATGGAGGCTGGCCAACAATTCCTTGAGAACTTGTCCCCGATAAACATCTCGGGTCGAAACAACCAAGAGCGGGTGGAGTCGATAATTTCAGGACTCAACCCCATCCTTAAAACCCCCCTAGAGTTTTCGACAGGGCGCGATACTTTCCGCCACCAGCCGATAGTACCTCGCCGCTTGGAGGGTGCGCCTGCCAATCTTCAATTCAGGGACAGCACGAACGAGATCTTCAAAGATGTGGCAAATCAGATGTCCCCCGATGCTAGCCCGCTCCAGCTCCAACGGGCTGTTGAGAACATGACTGGAGGACTGGCCACGCAGTTTATGCGGCCCGAACAACCGGGCCGGTCTCTGCTGGTGTCGAGTCCCTTCTTCGGGCGGTTCTTCGGATCTCCTGCGGAGTCCAGAGAAAAGGAGTGGGAGATCGTCAATCAATGGGGCACCAAAGCTACGGGAGAGTCCGTCGTGCGCGGCAATGCCATCAGGGCCATCGTAAATAATATGGGCAAGCAGCCCGAGGCGCAGACAGGCAGGGATCTTTTCACCTTGATCGAGAGAGATCCCAAATCCATCCCCGCGATTATCTCTGCGTTGCAGGACAAGAGTGCTGGGACCACCTCAATCGACAAAGCCCTGAAGGGTCTGCCGACAAAGGCCCGTGCAGGTGCCATGATGGAGATGCTGGGTACTCTCAAGACCCCCGAAGAGAAGTCGGAATACCTCGAATCCATGGTCAAACGCGGAGTTCTCACCAAGGATGTCATGGTCGAAATGCGTAACTCCATGAAAAAGCCATGAACTCCCGCACCATACTCTTCGTGTTGCTGGCCTTGGTGGCGATTGCCGCTGTGCTGTTCGTGGCCAGCAAGAACAGTCGGATGCTTGAAGCGGGTCTGCCGTTGCGCATCGTGGTCGCGTCAGAGGCCGAGGCGTGGAAGCTGGCAGGCCCTCGCGCCGTCGTGGTGCTGGGGACTGGCAGCATGGTCCCCTATATTCCTGCCGCTCCAAAGGGGGCTGACCCACTCAGGACGGTGTGCGCGTTGGTCGTTCTCGATCCGAATGCACGCTACGCTGACATCGCGATTGGTTCGCTTTGCATTTACGTCCCCGTCTGGGCTGGTCGTCATGTCTTACACCAAGCCGCACAGATTGATGGCAAAGGGTGGATTATGACAGGACTGGGAAACAGAGATTACGAAAACAAAGAGCGCGTGACAGCAGCCAACTTCGTAGGCATTGTCGCCCGCACCTACGTCTGGGGGAAGTAAACCATGAGCCTCACCGACATCCTCTTCAACGCAGCTTCTGGGGGTGTAGTGGGATCGTTGTTACATTTGGGAACGAGTGTCTTCGAGACGTGGCGCAAGCGTAAGGATGCCGAGGTGGAGATCATGCTGTTGAACGCCAAGCTTCAAGCAGCGGAGAAAGAGGCAGCGTGGACTGCGTTTACTGCGTCCCAGAAAACGGGCGACAACACCCTCGTAATTCCTGTTGGGACGTGGCCATGGGTCGGCTCCATTTACGTCCTCGTCGATGCCTTTCGCCAACTCACGCGCCCCGGCTTGACGTGGGCAGGGTTCATTTTCTTGACCTCAGTCTACTTCTCCTCGTCTCCTGAAGTCCGCGCTACCCTGTCACCGGAGATCCAATTCGGGTCTTGGACCCTAATTTTTTGGTGGGTCGGCGCACGCTACAACAAATCCAAATGACACCCGACAACACCAAAGCCCTGCTCACCGCCGCAACGCCAGCTGCCGCGATGCTTTCACTGTCACAAATCAACGAGGTCGCTGGGCTTGTCGGCACGCTTCTCGGCATTGCCTTTCTTCTTTGGCGTTGGCGTAAGCAATGGAAGTCCGGAGATCTATCATGAGCATTAACTACCGAGGCACGATCTTTGATGGGTACAACCAGCCGAAGCGCACCCCGACTGCGGCGAAGAAGTCAGCGGTGCTGGCCAAGGTCGGGAACAAGGTAAAGCTGGTGCGTTTTGGCGACCCCAAGATGTCGATCAAGAAAGACCAGCCTGCACGCAAGTCGTCGTACTGCGCTCGCAGCGGCGGGATCAAGGGCGGTGACGGCAAGCTCTCTGCCAACTACTGGTCGCGCAAGGCTTGGGGCTGCTGAAGTTACGGGCTAGCTTTTGGGGGCATTGAGATCCTCAACGTGACGTCCATTGCCTTGGGTTGCCCCCAGAGGTAGAGGCAGCCGATGAGCGTGGCACACACAAGGAAGATGCGGAGGTTGAGATGGGCGGCATGGCTCATGAGGCTCTCCCCGAGATAGACCACCATTGCTGGCAGCGTTTCCGCTCTTCCTCAGTGGGTGAGGCAGGACAGGCCGACAGGTATTTGGCAAGTTCGGCCTCGGCTTTCTTGGCGCGTTGCTTCCACAAGTGACACCGATCTTGCACTTCACACAGGCATTTGTGGTCGTATTCATAATAGCGTGTCATCCGCTTCACCTCGGCGCGTAGCTCATGCTCCACCTCGCAAGCGCGCTCCACCTCAGCGCGGAGCTGGTCGCGCTCCTTTTCAACATTTAGCCACCGCCGCGTCGTGATTTCTAGAGCCTCGATTTGCTTTCGAGTAGCCCTTGCCTCGCTGTCAGCGATGAGTTGCGCGCCTTCGTCGGGCGCGGAGTGAATTATTTTGCGACGCAGCTCGTAGTGCGCTTCGATGTGTATAGGTGTTTTCATTTTGATTCCTCCGTTACCACAAGGGCCAAGCGGGCTTCATCCATTGCCAATTGCCATTGGTCACGGTGCGTTTCCAGTGGCGCGCCGTTTTGCTCGTCGCAAAGATTTTCGAGCGCGCTGCGCAACACCCGCACCTTCTCGCGCTCGGTGGCGAGCGCGGCCTCGGCTGCGTCCCGCTCGCGCATCATATCGCGGAGAGCTATGGCATCGTCGGCGATCTCAACCTTCAGCGTCAAAACTTCGCTCCTTAAATCAAGAACCTCGGACTTTAGTTGCCGGTCATCCATTCCCTCAACCAGCTCCCACGCCTCTTGCTGTTCAGCGGAGTGCATCCAGCTTGCGCAAGCACTCCTGCCGCATATTTTGCAGCTCATTTCGCGCCCTCCTTTATGTTCGCGTCGATGGCGGCGCGGGATTCTGCGCGGTAAAAACTTCCATACGCGCAAATATTGATTATGAAATCTAGCCGCGCCCGCTCGGCTGCGAGTTCGGCGCGGAGTTGGTCGCGCTCGGCGGTGAGTGCGGTGAGTTCGGTTTCAAGCGCACGGGCAAATACCGAGTGAACAAACGCGCCCTCGGGGTCCGCGAGTAATTCTCGGGCCGTGGATTGACCGTATTGGTTGGCGATTGCCCATCCGGCCTGCGCATCCGTCCGTGGTGTGGGCGTGCTCATTTCGCGTCCTCCGTTGTGGCGAGAGCTGCGTCTGCTTTATCCATCGCCTGCTTCCACTGTTCTTCTCGGGCGCAAAGCGGGGCACCGTTCTGCTCGTCTCGCAGATTTTCCAACGCCTCCCGCAGCACGCGGACCTTCTCGCGCTCCTTGGCGAGTTCGGCGTCGAGCTTCAGAGTTGTGAGCCGGTAGCGTTCGGCTTTCTCGCGCTCGGTGGCGAGTTCGGCCTCGGCGCGTTCGGCGCGGGCGTTGGCGCGGTCAATCCACGTTTCAAATTTATTGGCGTCGTTCGTGCCGCAGACTAATTGCAAAGCGTGGAGCTGGGCGCGGAGATCACGCTCCACCTCGCACGCCCGCTGGTAAATCGCATCGGTCCGCTCTGCCTCGGCCTTGTCGCGCTCTAGTCTGTGGCTCACATTACGGTCCTGCGCTTGCGCCGTTGTTATGGCCAGCTTTTCAAACTCGGAGCGGAGTTGGTCGCGCTCGGTAGTGAGGGAAGCGACGAGACAGACGGGGCATTCGACCCTTTGTCTGTCGTTGTGATTCGTGCAGGTGTAGGTTCCGGTGAATGTGATTTCTGTGTCGCTCATGGTTCGTTGATTATCTTTGTTAGGTCTGCGTTGCGTCCGAGTTCAGCGTGCCACGTCTTTTCGGGCATCACTCGGTACTCTGAAATTTGTGTGGGGTTGGGGCGCACAAAGCTGTCGTCGCGCCACAGGATGCGGTTGTTGGGTTGGGCTGCGATTTGTCCTGACCCATCAGCTAAAAACAGGACGTGGTAGCATTTGTGCTCTGGCGGGTATTGACTGTAACCGTTGTCCGTGTGGTCCAAGGTGAACCAGTAGCTCGCTGGGACCATGACCCCGTCGCGGTTCTTGTACTGACAGCCCATCTCGCGGAGGTACTCGTACTGCGTGACGCAGAAATCCCAGCCGTGGCAGTCCCACGATTGCAGTTGCGGGATGTCGTGAACTTTCTGACTGGTGGGTTTCTCATGCCGTAATTTGTGCAGCGGTATGCGTGCCCATTGCGCTCCTGATTCGCACAGGATGGAGAAGTGCAGAGCGCGTGAAGGGATGGAGGTCACGCCAAAGATCACGCAGCGTTCGTACTCGCCAGTGTCTCTGGTCACGCCACGCAGAATGCCTTGATCGACTAAGCCGTAGGTGTGTTGAGGGACGGATTTATTCATGGATGGAGGTTGAGATAGTTGGACATGACGCGGGACATCTCATGCTGGGCATCTCCGCGTTCGCGCAGAGTGGCTACGATGGCCTCGTCAATGGTGCCGGTGGCGATGATGCGATAGAGGAGGGGCTGGGTAGCTTGGCCTTTGCGGGCCACGCGAGCGTTGAACTGGTCGTAGAGTTCCCGACTCCACGTCGGACTGTACCAGATGATTGTCCTGCCACCCTGTTGCAGGTTGAGACCATGACCCAATGAGCGTGGATCGGCAACCAGCATGGGGATGTGTCCAGAGTTCCATGCCTGCTCGATGTCGCCCTTGAACTTGGCCGCATTGATTGCCTGCGGGAAGGCTTTGCAGACTCGCTCACGTTCGTGGATGTATTGGCAGGCAACCAACACCCGCTCGGTGGGGGCGCGTTTAATCAACGCCTTCAGGGCGACGAGCTTGGCGTCGTGCAGCTCCTCGGGCTCGCCTGCTTCGTTGTAGATGTTGCCCCCCGCGATCTGGTGCAGCTTGCCTGCGAGGGTAGCGGCGTTGCGGGCGATTACCTCCTTGCGAAGAACGACGAGGAACTCCGTCTCCAAAGTGTCATAAGCTTTCCTAGCCTTGGGTGGGAGCGAGACCTCGATGTCCTCCAAGATGGTGTCGGGCACGTCGAGGTGGTCGCTGCTGCGGAGTGTGATGGTGAGGTCTGCCAGCTTGGCGTACACTCTGGCCTCTGACCCTGCCTTGGGCTCCCAGTTGTAGCGCATGTAGTCGGTTGGGAAAAAGTAACAGTCGCGGTACCCGCTGAACGCCTTGCCCAGTCTCACACCGTCGTCGATCAGTCTCACTTGGGCGAACAGTTCCAGCAGGGAGTTGGGGCGGGGTGTTCCGGTCAGACCCCAACGGCGGTGATGCTTGAGCAGGGGGCGGATGGCCTTGATGCGGAGGCTGGCTGGGTTCTTGGCCTTGGTGATCTCGTCGAAGATGACCACGTCGCAGAACTCCAAGGACTTTAACTGGGCCAGCCGCTCGTAGTTGATAAGGTAGATCTGGGCTTTGCCCGAGGGTGGTCGGCCTGCGAGGATCTCGGACTTCATCCAACGGAACTGGCTCCACTTCTTGATCTCGTTGGGCCACGTCATGCGTGCCACGCGAAGGGGAGCTACGACCAACGCAGAACTGATAGCACCATCCATGAACAGGTGGTTGAGCGCGTCCAACGTGGATGCCGTCTTGCCCAACCCCAAGCCCACGTTGGTGTAGGCACGATCATGGGATAACAGGAAGTCGCGCAGTTCGATTTGGTATGGCTCAAGCTTCAGGATCATACCGAGACGGCGAATTTAAGGATGAGATTGCGGGCGGTCTCGAAGTTGTCGGTCCAGTGGGCGGCGCAGCCTGATGCTCGCAGCTCTTCCAGTTCTCGCTCTTGCAGCTTGGTGGGTTTCTTGCCGAGGCGTTTCAGTTCAAGAAAGAGGGCGCGACCATGGTAGAGGATGATGCGGTCGGGCACCCCACGATGGGCAGGAGACGAGAACTTGTAGGTGAGAAGCTTATACTCATGGCAGAACTCCACCACCTTGCGCTCTAGTTGTGCCTCGGTCATGGTAGCTTTCTCCGTATGCCTTTTATCACCATGTTGACGTAAGGTGCGGACAACCCAAACTTCTTGGCGATGGCCTTCTGATACCCCCGTGTAGGATTTTGGGCAGCCATTCGACGGATCTCGTCGATGACGGAATCGGGGATGGTTGGTCTCATATGTTGGTGACTTGAGCGATGCGGCGGAAGTAGCGTTGACGATCCAGCTTGGCGAGACGGCCCATTAGGCGAACGATCAGAGAGTGACGTTGCTTGCCCATGAGTTCCATGACGACGAGGCGTTTGAGGTCGGGCTCGTTGACGCTCCCCAATAGGAACAGCTCATGCAGTCGGTTCCATCCCCCGATGCAGGAGGACAGACGCTCGACGTCTTTGTCTTGGATTTCAACCGAGTCATCGAAGATCTGGTATTTGGTAGGTATTTTCATTTAGAGTAATAGGGTGCGAAATGGGCCTCAACCTTGAGCGGCAAGCCGCCCGCCCATGGAGGCGAGGAGGCAAGGGCATTGGCGAAATCTTCTGCGGTTTGGTTGGGGAGTGAGACGGCCAACGCTTGATCGTGAATCAATGCGAACGGCAGCATCCACCTTGCCTCCGCCACTCTCGCTCCATGTGACATGACATCGGCGGCAATGGCTTGGCAGATGTTCTCGAATAGTTTTGCCCCATAAAGCTTCACTCTGCCCCATTGGGTGGAGCCAGAGATTGCCCCCCAATAGGTGAACTGGGTGACGAACTTGGGGTCGGGCTCCACCAGTGGGTTGGGGTAGGCCAGCCTGCGACCGGAGGGCAGGCGAACAAAGAGGTAGGGACGTCCGGCAGTCGTCTCCTTCCAGACGTGGATCATATCCCCATCTCCAGCGGTGAAGGCTGACCGACCTTCCACGGCGTATCTCATGGCCCGATCTAACGCTTTCCAACAGGAGACCATCTTCATGTGACTGTCTCGGAAAGCGTCCTTGGCGTTCTCGGCTACTTCGTTGGTGAGGGTTATGCCGTACAGATCTCGGCAAGAACTCTGGAATTTCTCCGACCCCATGCCGTAGCCCAGCCCGAGGATCGCCCGCTTGCCTACCTCTCGCTGGTCCTTGGTGACTTGGGAGACTGGGACAGAGTAGATCCCTGCCGCCATGGTCAGGTAGCGGTCCACGCCACGACGGTATTCGTCTAAGGCCACGGTCTCACCGGATACCCAGCAGGCGATGCGTGCCTCGATGGCATTGTAATCCCCGTCCAACAACTGGTTCCCAGATGACTGGATGAACTGTCGAATGCAGGAGGAGAGCACCTCGATGGGCTCGCCATAGACTGCACGCAGACCCTCCGCCGTACCCCCCTTGGCGATGTAGGCAAAGGCATCGGCCACGATGGGACGCATCTCCTTGGAGGGCTTCTTGGCGTTCTGCACTTGTGGTCCACCAGCAGTCCAGCGTCCGGTGCCTGCGCCGTAGAACTTGAAGACGCCGTGGAGCCGGTCATCGGGGCAGACCCAGTTCAGCATGGCGGTGATCTTCTTGGTCGCGGCGTATGAGAGTTGGCAGTACAGCTCCAACACGCGACGGATGGAAGGGGCTACAGCTTGATGGGCAAGGGCCGTCTGCAACGTATCGCTCTGCATGTCGGCGATGAGCAGCCCGCCCGCCTGCAATAGCGCGAGGATCTTGGCCCGCTGGGTGATGTTGAGCTTGGTCAACTGGAGGAACTCTGCCCCAGCCTCTGTCTCTACCTCGGTGATAATGCGCTGCGCGTTTTGCAGGGCAGGTACGTTGACGGGTACTCCAGTGTCATTGAGGCGGAGCGTAAATTGAAACGTGTCCAGATTGGTACCGACCAAACTGAAACGTGTTTTTAGGTAACGGTGAATCTCTTTCTCGGCACGCACGTCCTGACGGCAGTACTCGCAGAACTGAGCCCACTTCTCACGATGGTCGCGGGGCTCGTTGAAGGTGCCATCCTCCTGTGGGATTGAGAAGAACTTGATGAGGTCTTTGCCTAGCTTGTCCTTCTGGTTGGAGATGTTCAGGGCTGCACCGCATTTCTCCAGCGACTCAGGCAGTGCGGCGATGAGTGCCATGGCCTGCGTGCAACGCCATTTGTCGAGGGTGATCTCGGGCAGCATTCCGGTGCCGCTGCAAATGGCCTGCTCAAAGGGCGCGTTGTGGGCGTGGACCTCGGTCGCGGCACGAACCATGGGCAGGGCTTCGATGTCCGACACAATGCCCGCATCTTCAAACTTGGGGTTGATCCACAGATAGACAGGCGCGTGCTCGTCTCCGAGGTCGGAGACCGCAGCCATGAACACCTCAGTGGAGGGGTCGCAGCCGTAGCGATGAGCCCCCACGGAGGGTAGGTCTGCACGGCTACGGGTCTCGAAATCTAAGCATACTTTCATTTGGAAATTGTGCCCCGTGTGTAACCACACGGGGCTTGGGGGACTAGCAGTCTGTCTTTTTCTCGGGCATCATTAGCTCCATCGCCTTCACAAGATCTCCCTCGGTGATCTCAAGAAGTTGCAGCAGCCTGATGACGGAGATGTGCTCCTTGATCTGGGATGCCATGATGGGGTCGGACTCCAACACCTTGGCCAGTGCGCTGGCCGCAAGCATGGGGTTGGTCTTCATTGTCAGAGGACGTCGTCGTCAGCGATGACGCTAAACTCCTGCTCGATGTCGATTGGTGCCTCGCCGAAGGTCGCACCGTCCTTGTAGAACTGCACGCAACGCAGCTTGGCGTTGATGCGCTTGCCGTACTGGTTGTCCTGTCCCCAGATTTGGATGGTGGCGTTGATGTAGCACCCCGCGTAGGGCTTGCCGTCTTCCTCGGTCAGAGGCGCAAGGTCACGGCCCACTACTTGAGGACGCTTGTCGCTGCGTGCCGAGATGAACATGACGCCGTCGCCATACCCGTCGGTGTCCGACTTCTCCGCGCCATCGCGAAGGCAGGTCTTGGTGGGGGCTTTACCCTTGAAGTCAGTCGCTACGACCGAGGCGATGGCAGCTTTGACGGCGGCGATGTCGCGGGCGTTGACCTTCTTGTCGAGGATCAGCGCAGCTGAGAACGAACCCTTGGCATCCGTCGGCGCGAACTTGCGGGCGGAGAACAGGGACGGGAACGAAAGCCGCACGTTGGTGAGCTTGACATTAGTATTAGTATCCATGGTTATATTACGTCGAGGTTATCGAACGTGGTTTCTAGCAGCAGTGCCGGACGCGGATCGGTTTCAGCGACCAGTGTGGGTTTCCCCTCCGGCTTGGTTATGAGCGAGTGAAGGCGCGTCTGGAAACGCTTCGACAACTCTTTGTTTTTGAGAGCTTGTTCCGCCTTGTGGGGCGAAATGAGGTCTGCTCTCGGCCTCGTTACGTCTAACTTGAGATGCTGGGACAGCAGCTTCTGAGCGGCGTCGGTGTCCGACCACGCACGGTTGCTCTTCCCCGTGACCAGCTTGAACCCCTGCGGGTCTGCACCAGCCATTAACTCTGACACCTCTTGGTCTTCGACTGCCTCCAGCCAGCCGATGAGAACCTTCTTGGCGGCCAAGACTTTGACCCGCTCGGAGCGGGGAAGTGTGCTTGCCTCGGGCAACTCGATGACTCTCGCCGCCTCGGGCAAGGCGACCAGACCTTGGTTCGCGTAGGCAGAGCAGAGCCCCTTGGCCTTGCAGAACCGACACCCCTTGTCCGAGACCTTGAACACTCCGTTGCCCGACATGACCTCAGCCGCCTGCCCCTCGATCCATCCAGCCAGCTCCGCCAACTCACGACGAGTCAGCACCCATGTGCGGACAGGTTCTGGGTTGTTGCGATCACGGGGCTGGTAGATGGTGAGATGGATGGGGTGGTCAGGCTTGAACGAGACCGCTTGCTCCCACTGGCGGACGATTGACTCGCCATAGATCGCCAGTTGCTCGTTGTCCTGTGCATCCACCGACACCCCGACCCCGTACTTGAGGTCGTCGATGTAGATGGCGTCAGGTGTGGAGCTGGCCGCGTCGATGATGCCGTTGCGGTCAGGCATGTAGAACAGGGGCAGCTTGGTCTCCACCGCCAGCTTGCCCCCGTGGGACTGGACGTGGGCGACGTAGCCGTTGACGTAGCCGACAAGCTCGTCCGACAGACCCGTTGGGATCGGCTGGTTGAGCAGGATGTTGGCGGCTACGGCGTGGGCAAGGGTGCCCTCGTCGGCGTAGCTGGTGCGGTCCGACGGCAAGTCCGCCTCATGGTCGAGGATGAACTGCGGCGATGCCGTACAGACCGTCCACCGATGGGCCGACGAAGCCCCGACGTCGATCTTACCCATGGACGAGAGTGGTCAGGCGGGCGATGATCTCGGCGAACTTGTCCTCAGTGGCCTCGGAGATTTTCCTGAGCCCGAACTCCTTGTTGATGGCCACGACTCCCGCCAGCTTGCCGTCGTCGAGCGCGGCTTGGGCGAGGGTGCGGATGTCCTGCACCGTGTACTTCTTGGCAGGCTCGGGCGTGGGCTCGGGCGTGGGCTCAGGCGTCGGGGCTTCCACCTTGGCGGGCTTGGCCTTGGCGGGCTTGGCGACCTTGACTGGTTCTGGTTGGGCTTGCCCGAGGTCGGCCTCAACGTAGGTAGGTGGGATGCTGGCAGGCTGGGAGGCGAGGGCTTTGGTGAGAGCCTGCACCGCGATGGTTAGGCTGGCGATTTCAGTTTCTAGTGACATATGTATACTTGTTTATGGTTGAACTTACAGGGAAAAGATATTGCGGAGGGCGAGCATTGTGCGTTTGCAAGGGCTCATGCAGTACCCTCGGGCATGGTAGTCACAGCGCAGTGCTCTCGCAATGCGAGGAGGTAGGAGGAACACCGCCAATAGGGCGGCTATGACAATGATCGTGTTCACAGGGACACGATTATGAGCATGACCCCCAGCCCGAAGACCACGCCCACGATGACGGCGATGACCATGGTCTGGGCACGGAGGGGCGAAGGGGCGGCGGGTTCGGGGTGGGGGTGGGGCAAGCGGCAGTAGGGTTGTTTTTTCATTGGGTTATTGGGTACTGAAACAGTTAGCGTTGATTCGTCAAGCCGTTAATTTAGAAGAGATCCAGTCGGGCCTGCGCGTGACCGAGGGTAGTGGCCAAGGGCTCGTCGCGAGTCGTCCACAGGGAGTGACGCTCGCCGTTAAGGATCTGCCGTCCGAGGTCGGTGAAGCCCTTGTCCCGCAGAATGCCTGACAACCCTTGGTCGGAGAAGGCAGGCAGTCGGTGAGAGGGGAGGGCTTGACGTAGTTCCGTTAAGGATACGATATCACGCCGCACCAGCGGGGTGGGCTCGTCCTCCAATGCCTCGGCCACGGCACGCGAGAGCGGAGAGGCTGTCTGCTTGGCGAGGGCACCGAGGAACGGAGTGACGGGTGCCCGACCCTCGGGCTTGAACGTCGGGGAGATCTTCCAGTTCTCGAAGAAGTGTCGCAGTCCGCCCGCGTTGGCCGCGAAGGTGGAGTACATCCGCTCGAAGTAGTCCGCGCCCAGCTTGGCGATACTGGCCGCGTCCTTGAGCGGGCTGTTGATAACCCAGTAGCGACGATCCTCACCATGCACCGCGAGGGAGTCGAAGTGGTTGGTGAAGATGATGTAGTTCGTGTTGTTGGGGGCCGTCACCACAGGCTCGTAGAGCTGGCGCACCGAGACGAAGTCGTCGGAGATGAGGGGTTTGACCTTGTCTGCCACGCCGTGCCTGTTTGCGCCTACGTTGTGGGCCTCGTCGATTACGCTGAGTTGGTAGCCTACTGCCCAGCCGTTGTGGGTGCTGCCCAAGACGTGCTCGGCGGCGAGCCGTTGCACGTTGGAGTTGCCGAGCACAAGGGTCGCGACGTAGGCGGCGAGACCTTTGCCACCACCCATGGCCGACTGGATGATAGGTGCCCAGCGAATCTTCTTGCCCGAGAACTGTGCTTGGTAGGCCAGCCAGTCGGTGAGGGTTATCCAATAGTCTTTACCCATGAGGTTAATCGAATGCTCCTTCCAATGACTGCCCGCCAAGACCGACTGACTGGCGTCGGGCGGGGTGAAGGATGGGAAGTAGGTGTTGAGATAGGGCACTCCACCAGAGGAGAACAGACGCCGCTTCTCTGATGGTTCGTAGCGCAGGTTCTCCACGACGGGTATGCCCACGTCGTGGACAAGGTATTGTCGGGCCATCTGGGTGGGGTCAGGGCTGCGATAGATGAGATCCACCACGTCACCCCGCATTTTGCGACGGTCGAGGTAACGGTAAAACAGGTTGGGGGCAGTGAGGAAGGCGATGCCCACTGTCCATGGCGGGGCACTACTGGCGGCACGGTTGGCTGTCTGGGTCAGACGCTGCACTTCACGCGACAGATCTTGCACGGTTGGCCCGCGCAAGCCACGGGCCTTGGTCGCAGAGTGGAGATCAGAGAGGAGAACTTTGCGCTCGATGGCCCCGATCAGTGTATCTAGTTTGGCGATACGCTTGCCACCTTGGTCGAGCAGTTCCTCGGATGAGCGTTGGTCTGACTTGATCCATTCACGGGTGGTCTCGAAGAGGCGGGAGGTGAGGGCGCGATTGTCCCAGCCGTTCTCGGTGGCGGCGTGGATGACACTGCGAATGGTGATGGGGACGCGCCCCGCTGGCGAAGCGGCAAAGGAGTCCCAGCGTTTCTCCAACTCCTCTCGGCTGGGGTATTTGTTAGAGGTGGCAGACCACTCGTCCCACAGGGCAAGACCAGCAGGTCCGAACTGGTGCTTGAGACCCATGCCAATCTCCACCCATGCCTGCATGGAGCAGGAGGGGTCGAGCTTGGTGAGGGCTTCGGTAATTTCCTCTATGGTGATGTTGTCCACGGGGGCACGGAGGTACTCGATGTCGCCCATGTCAGCGTCCTCGGGCGGTGCGGGTGGGCGCAGGTTGTCGAGCGCGGCGAGGGTGGCGTGGTCGAAGGTGGTGCCCTTGGGGTTCTCGTAGACCACGGGTGTGGCAGTGTCGCCGATGTATTGCACGGGTGCATACATGGGTTGTACTGCGACCTTGGATTCATGGGTGACCGAACGCATACCGAGCAGTCCAGCCAGCGCGGTGACTGCGCGGGAGTACTGGGGTACTGGTAGTTCTTCGGTGGATACCATGATGCGGAGGCGTGGCTTGTCGGGGGTCGAGCGTGCAGTGTGCCAGACCACGGCGGCGAGATCCCCCAGCAGGGTGGAGGGACCGACGTCTAGGATGCGCTGCGCCTCTACCCCGTCGTCGATGTCTACGAACAACAGGTTGCAGTGAGTCGCGGCGTCGGTCTGGCGGGGCGACGGGTCGGCCTTGAAGACGGCAGGCACAAGGTAGGTGGTGCGCTTGGCTTCGTTCTGCGCCTTGTCGGGCAGTGCGAACATGGCTTCGCGTGTAAGGGGGATGGATACAGGATGGCCGATGAACTGTTCGACCAGTTCGTCGAAGGTGGTGGCCGTCGTCCCTTGGACTACGCCCATCTTGGTGCCTGAGAAATAGCGTGCAGTACTCATAGCCACCTCCGTTTGCGTGCCTCTGCTAGGCTCTTGGCTCGGCGGATTCTTTCTTTCAATGTCAGGGTCTTCGGCGTCCCCTTGGAACGTCGTCCCATGGCTGCGGCCATCTGTGAGATCGTCATTTTTTTCATGGTTTAGAGAGCGACAGCAGCGACAGGAGAACGTGATGCTGTCAATGGTGATGTGTTGCGGGTGGGGTAGTGCATTGGGACGGGAGGACTGGCGAAGGCGAGGTTGTAGTTATCATTGGGACAACTGGATGGTGATGGATACTTTGCGGCAGTCTTTGGCGACCTCGTATTGCAGGCGCAGAAGGAGAGGGTCGACGAAGCAGAACCAACTCCCCGCACCCACTCCTTCAAGGAGGTCGGGGAGGATGTCGCCGCTCGCCTGCTTGTCGCCGAAAAGAACGCGATAGCGTTTCTTCGACTTCGTCATGGCGAGAAGCTTGGTGACTCGGAGTGTGGTCATGGTGAGACGTGTTGTAGTGCGACGAGCGGGTCGTCGGTGATGAGGGGGTAGTTGCCGTTGCCGTAGCCGTAGCCGTAGCCGTTGCCGTTGCCGTAGCCGTTGCCGTAGCCGTTGCCGTAGCCGTTGCCGTAGCCGTTGCCGTTGCCGTAGCCGTTGCCGTTGCCGTAGCCGTTGCCGTAGCCGTTGCCGTTGCCGTCGCCGTCGCCGTAGCCGTCGCCGTCGCCGTTGCAGTAGCCGTAGCCGCCGTCTCCGTCTCCGTAGCCGTCCCGATGAAGGCCATCGCCGTAGCCGTCCGTCCGTAGTGTGGTCATGGTGAGACGTGTTGTAGTGCGACGAGCGGGTCGTCGGTGATAAGGGGGTAGTTGCCGTCGCCGTAGCCGCTGCCGTTGCCGTTGCCGTCGCCGTCGCCGTTGCCCCAGCCGTTGCCGTCGCCGTAGCCGTAGCCGTAGCCGTTGCCGTTGCCGTTGCCGTTGCCGTCGCCGTCGCCGTAACCGTAGCCGTCTCCGTAACCGTAGCCGTCTCCGTAACCGCCGTCTCCGTCTCCGTCTCCGTAGCCGTCTCCGTCTCCGTAGCTGTAGCCGTCGCCGTAGCCGTCCGTCAGTAGTGTGGTCATGGTGAGAGGAGGCTACCACGTTGGCGGCGTGGTAGCCGTTGAGGAATCACTTCCACCCAGTCGCGGAGGCGGGGAGGGCGAAGATCAGTCGTGCCTTGGGCACGATGAGCACGCCCACGGGGTCAGCCGCCGTCTGGTTGGTCGGACCTTGGGTGATCTGGCCGAGGCCAGCGGTGGTGCCCCACTTGCGGAGTTGCTTGGTGTGTTGAACGAGGAGAGTGTCCTCCACTAGGGTAACGTCGCCGACAAAGACGAAGCCGTTGTCGAGCGCGAGGATGTGCCAGCCATTGATGTTTTTCATTTTGTAATGAGCCCTTCGGCCTTTAGATAGTTGAGGAGTTTGGTGATCTTGTTGCGTTGCTCGTCGAGCGTGAGTGGTGTGAGCTTGCTGGTGATGTGGCCCCCTATGGAGTGCTGGACTAGGAACCCGACCAATGCGCCCGTCTCGTAGTCGGTCTGTGCTGATACGAGGTCGGGGTGGAGGCTAGTGGCCTCTGCGTGTGCCTCCTTTTGGCGACCTAATTTAAGCTGACGTTCGTGGTCACGCTGGCAGTTCTTGGCCGCAAGGTCGGTCAGCTTGAAGGTCGTCGCCATGTCCCACGCGAATATCCTTTTCTCCCAGTTGGGGGCAGACAGGTCGATGGTGACGGGGCGGATACATTCGCTGCCGATGGCGTCGTAGTGGTCACAGGCGAGCACGATCTTGGTGTCGTGGACGAAGTACTTCCCAGCCCTGACCGCCCGAAAATACTTCGATGTCTCGGTGGTGGATCGGATGCGGATGTCTTGGCGTAGGTTTTGGGCGACGTCTTCACGCGACCAACCGAGTCTTACGAATAGCTGTTGTACGTTAATTGGAATAGTCATTTTGAGAATACTTTCTGAGGCTGGCATTGAGTGGTGGTCGAGGCGACCGACCAGAGAGTGTCTTCGAGGATGAAGAAGGGGTGCATGACCCCTCCGGATTGAACCACCTTCCATCCGTTCCGGTGGGAGAGGAGGGTGGGCGGGGTGGTGCTGTCGTCCCACGTCTGGTGGGGCAGCTTGCGGATGCGGCGGTTGCCGTGGATGGTCTTGCAGACCTTGGCGTTGGGCGGGATATAGTGCGTTGCTATCATGGGGAGATGTGTTGTAGCGCGACGAGTGCGTCGTCGCAGATGAGGAGGAGGTTGTCGTTGCCGTCGTAGCTATGGTCGACGTAGCCGTCACCGGCACCGTCGCCGTCGCCGTAGTTGTAGCCGTAGCCGTGGCCGTTGCCACTGGTACCGTGACCGTAGCCGAAGCCGTAGCCGTAGCCGTAGCCTCTGCATCCGTTGCCTGCGCCGACGCCGAGGCCGTCGCCGTCGTAAGAGTGGTCGTCGCTGCACCTATAGTTAGTCCGTTCTGTGGTTGTTGTCATGGGAAAACAGGTGGGCAGGAGGTGCTCGGCACCCCCTGCCCTGCGCTCACTCGACCGTGATGGTCCGCCCGATGGGCATGGGGGCCGTCCGCCCGCCATAGACTCCCCAGAGCACGGGGTAGTCTGTCTCTGTCACGCTCACGTCGCCGTCGCCGTCGGTCAGGTAGACCAGACCCGCGATGTGCTCGCCGTCTTCGATCAACTGCGTGACCCGTGCGAACACGGGGTCGAACGAGGTGCCGCCTCCGCCCTTGGCCTCCAGTGGTGCCTCGTCACCGTGGCCGACGCGGTACTCGGCGCAGATCTCGGTGTCGCAGTCGATCACGATGGCCTCGCACCCCACCTCTGCACAGAGGAGGTTGACCTGTGCCGTGAACTCGGCGCACAGGGTGCGGTCGATGCTGCCCGAGGTGTCGCGACCGACCACCAGCAGGCCGATGCCGTCCCGCTTGCGGCGGGGGTGGATGACAGGTGCGAGGGCCATGCGTCGGGATGACCGCTTC